GGTTTCTGGGTTTTCCTCATCGGCTTCAGTAGCTGCGACCTGAGAAATTTGAGCATCCTTGAATGCTGGGTTTGTTACATGGGCAACGGCCTCAAGTTTGGCAGCTGATACGACCATCACACCTTTCTCAATGGTGTATTCGCCGACATTGGCCTCGATGCTAAAGGCTGGGCGTAGTCCCTCGGATGCTTCAACTAGCGCATCATTGCCAGCACCCGTTGGCGCAATCTTAAATGCCATCGAAATACCTGCTGGTGTGATTTCCTCACTGCCAGCAATGCCACGACCTAATGGGCGTGTCCGGTCATGTTCCATGTTCAAGACGATTTGGCTTGGGTCAATTTCGCCAAATGCGCCAAACTCAAAGCGCACTGGGCCAGCCGATGTGTTGCCAACTTTGGCAAAAGGCACGACAAGTCCCTTGATGGTTCGGGTTTCAACATTGGCCGCTAATACTTGGCCCTCGAAACTAAGTTGCATTTTCATTTCCTCTCGGTGCGAGATCCATTTCCTCACGCGCTTCATCTACGCTTATCAAGCCGTAATCAAGCATCTTGCCAAGGACTTCGATCTGCTCTAGTGGGTTTCCGCGTAAGTAGTCGTCAAGATCGAACCTGACTTTGCTACCGCGTGGGGTGACATCGTTCATGCTCAAGCGTTCCTCAATGCAACTCATAAATGGGCGCAATGAGAAATCAACAAGGCTTCGGCGTTCCTGGCTTACGTTGGAATAAGTCGCGCTGGCTGATTCGGCGTTGATGTACCAGGCAGGGATGTTGCACATACGCGCAATTTCGGCTGCGGTGTTCAAGCGTGATTCGGTCAGCTGCATTTGTCCAGCATCGTATCCAAAAGTCGTGACATCTAATGGGCCTGACAAGTAGGCAGTCGACCGGGTGGCTCGGGCTTGCTTCCACTGCGCCAGTAGGCTCGACACCTGCTCTGGCGGTAGATCAACGCCACTATTCTTGATCACCATTGTTGGGTTTGGCTCGCTGGCCATTCTCTGTACGGCTTCCTCAAGTTTGAGTGCAGTTGAGATCGTGCGACCACCGCGATTGAGTATGCCCTCGTCAATGCCACTAAACATGATCAAAGATCCAACACCAGACATCGGCAACAAGCCGCCCTCGATGTAGAAACCGTTAACGATTTCTTGGGTGTTCAAGTCAGTTGTGAAAGTTACCCGAGTTGGATCGATGCGACGAGCCTGTATTGGTCGGCCATCCTCTGGGTTTACTTCAAGCACCTGCCAGAATGATCGGCCATGAAATAACAGATCCTCGACTGTCCAAGCCATAGTCACAGCTAGTGGGATGGCTGGGTCTGGCTGTTCAAGAATCTTGCGACCCTCGATCTTTGCGCCTGTGATGTCGCTGTATGAGTTCAGGCCAAGGGTTGCGATAGTTCCAGCGATGATGTTTCTGGCTCGGGCAACTGCTGGCACTTGCATTGCGCTCGACCGGTCAACTCTAAAAGTGTTAAACGGGGTAAAGTAGGCATCCTGATAAAACGGGATGGCGATACCTGCACGCGCTTCGATCTGTGGCTTTTCGGTGGGTGTACCCAGCAAAAAATCTATGAATCCCATTTTGACATTTAACCATGAGCAAATGACATTGGTGTAATTTTGTCACCGCTTGTCACCTTGTTACGCGTGTTGTCACACAGATCGGCCAGTAAGTTCTAGTGGTCTTGATCCCTCTTTGATTACTGGCCGACCTCGGGTGAACCCAAGGCAGGGTTATGCGCTAATAATACTCACACTTTGTTGTGGTTCGGTAGCGTGACCCACCGCCATGACCAAAGCAACCGCTGCGCTGATCGGCACTTGCGCTGCCCTGCGAGCGATGCGCCAACCGCCGTCACTGGCTGGCCGTCTAGCGCAACTGACCAGATGGCTGTGCATAGTTTCTTGGGCTGGGTGTAGCAGCTGCCGCGACTGCATTGCGTTCATTGTCTGGTCACACATAATTGCAAAGTTAGCCGAGTTCCAAGGTGTCGGCGCGACCGGTACGCCAGCCTGGCTAAGTCTTGGCGCGATCCACCCAGCAGTGTTTGGATCATAGGCCAGCACCCTTGGGCGGTAGCGGCGAGTCAGTGTGGCGATCTCGCCAGCAAGTTCCAAATCATTGATGCCACCCTCTTTTTTCCATTCGTGCAGGAATACGCCAAAGCCTGATTCGCGTTGTTGAATAGTTACCAAGCAAGCCAGTTCGCGGTTAAAGTTCAAGTCCATTGCCATCCAAGTTGGCAAGCCATCCTCCAAAGCCACATCGGACTCGCACTCGTTCCACACCTGCATTGGCCAAGGGCTGTCGATCGCATCCACCCACATACACAGGGTCTCGGTCTTAAACGCATCAGGGCTGTCAAAGGTTGCAGCGTCTTTAATGTTTTGCTCGTTGATCGTGTACCCCATTGCAGGGTTGGCCATTTTCCAAGCCTCGATGTCGTCAACCGATGATCCAGCAGGTGCGCTGTATTCGTAGTATCCCATGCGATCGCTGGCAAAGGTCAAGGCTCGGCGGCGTTGCTCATTTAAGACATTGCTCGTCAAGTCGCCAGCGTTAGATGTCCAAAAAACTTGGGCATTGGGTCTGGCTCGGGTGATCGGCGTGACCGCTGCCCATGTGGCCTCGTCAATTTCTCGGAGTTCATCGACATACAACAAGTCGGCGGTGCTACCGCGTGGGCCTTCGCTCGTAGCTGCTCGGATCGAATACTTGCGGATACGCTCACACTTCTCGCCACATGACTTGGGGTAATGGTGGCAATAGACTTCCAATTCCTCTTGGCCGTTTGTCCGGGATACTCGCTTTATCCTCTTTCGCATCCAGTCCAGGCTTTCGGCCATGTCGACTGTTTGCTTGAAAGTGTCCAACGATAGTTGCCGAGTCTGGGACATGGCGATGGCGTTCTTTTCACCAAAGACATAAAGGCCAGCAAGGATTCTCATCCGCATCATGTGGGTTTTGCCATTCTGGCGAGCAACCAGCACTCCCACACTTGACCGCGCCCATCGCCCATTGGGCAAAACTTTTAAGGCATCATCTAGGACATGAGTTTGCCAGGGTAAAAGTGGGACTCCGAGTTCGTCAGCTAGTGCCGCCACCACTGGCCCTGCGCTTGGCAGTTTCAGACTTGGGCTTTCGATCCTGGGTTTTGAGTAACCGTAGATAATCTCCGACATGGTTTGTCCCGTCATTTTCCTCGCCCTGTTTTCCTGTGGTTCGTGTTTCGACTGTCAAGTGCAGCTGCTGGAGTACGTTTAAGTATTTAGCCGCCAATGGTGTTGCCTCTTTAAGATCGCCCATGTCAAAGGCAGTGTCAAGTGCCAAAGCAATCCGCCTGGCTAAAGTCATGGCCGCAACATCGGTGGGCGCAAGCCAGTTGGCAACTGATAATGCCGAGTTTAACGAAATCAGTATGCCCATTGGTTTATCCTCTGGCAGTTCTGGTTTGTTCTGGGTCATGACCTAGGCCTTTCGGTTGTTGGCGGATCGAATCGGACCAATCGGGGAGAAATAATACCAAGGGAGTCTGTGGGTGGCACGACCCTAGAAAAAACCGCCCTATGGCTTTCTGTGCCTCTCTCACGCGTACTGTTAAACCTCGATGTTTTGGCTTTGTGGCAAGGCTTACACAAAGGTTGCACGTTGTCGATGGTGTTACTGCCCCCAAGTGCTAACTCGATGATGTGATCGACCTCGGTTGCCCGGTCACCACACATAAGGCAAGCCCTACCCCATACCCTGAAACACGCAGCCCGTAGGTTGCGCCATTGTGTTGTTGTGCCTTGGCTATGCGCTCTGCTCATCGTGCCTCACTATGTTGTACGCATCCATTAGCCCTCGTTCGTATCTGTGATCACTAGGGTGTATGTCCATGATCATGTCAGTAAGTTTGTCTATTCGTGCCATCCATGTTGCTTCGATAATGCTGGCTAATTCTTTTGCATCCTTGACCTGTTTTTGTAGCTGCGTGTGGTCTTTCCTTAGGTACTCAACCATTGCAACGTATTCCAATAGTTCATCCTGCTTCACCTGCACCCATCTCGTCATGATTTAGATCGTAACCTATACTTGCCACCCGAGCCGATAGGTGAGCAGGGAATGGCATTGAATCAAGCCACTCGCCACCGTCACCGCGTAGGTTTGGTTGGTCATGG